TATTACCGAAGACTATATCCCTAAATGATCTTCTTTCTGCCAATGTGTACCTTTCTAGGTCGCCAGCAAGTTAGAAACGCACCTAAAAACTAACTTGCTTTTGACCAAACTTTTTCTACTACCATATTACATAAAAATAAACAACCTAATAAGCTATAAATTTATTTTTATTTCTTATTTCCAAAACACCATAAGCAAGTGCGTCAACCATGTCGTCGTGTTCACTTTCTGGAAACTGCAATAATTCTCTCTTTAAATCATCATAGTGCATGTTGGACGGATTTAAAAACATTGATCCACCTTCCATGTATGCAGATAATGGTAAAGCCCTACTGACCTTATCTTTATCTGGTTTTAATTCTTTTACAATTAAACCCTCTCGTCTTGCTATTTGTATTAAAGATAATTGATACCCTGCTCTCTCAATGCCAACATACGATAAATTATGTTCTTGTATCTTCTGTTTTAGTTTTGGTATTATATCTGGACCCTCTAGTCTTTCTCTAACCATATCAACAAGAATTAATTTATTTGTAGGTGTTTTGGCAAAACATGCAACAACCGTGTAATCTGCACTTTGTTTTGTAGATGTTGCAAGATCAACAGTTGCAAACTTTTGACAATCAATATCGTAGACCTTTTCTGTACCTAAATCATACTGAATGCGTTGTTCATAATATCCTGTATTGTTCATGAATCGAACATTGTCTTTTGTAAATGTTTTAATCCAATCTTCTTTAAATATACCACCAGTAAACTCTACAAATTTGGCTTCATATTCTTGTGAATATAAATAAGTTCCTATTTCTTCTTTGGCTACATCTAATTCTGATAATGGTACAAATGGGTTGGTCTTTGTTGGTAACTGCCACCTTTCCCAATCATTAAGTGTATCTGCTTTGTTATAGACTTCTTCAAACCAATTAAAACCTTTTGGTGTTGAAATAAATAATGCACCGCCCTGTCTTTCAGTTAATGTTGGTCTTACCACCTCTGCCCATACATTAGGTTTCATAAAGGCACACTCATCTAATACAACAAAGTCAAGTCCTGCACCTCTTAATCTATCTGGATTATCTGCTGATCTGATCGATACACTACCACCAGTAGGCATGATTACTGTTTTTTCTGATTCTTTTATAATCGTACCGTACTCAATACCAATATTTCTTAAATCTTTCCACCCCTCTAAAGCCATTGCGTATGTTGGTGCAATCCACCATGCACGACCACCTTTCCAAGCTTTTTCTAAACATAACCAAACACCTAATCGTGTTTTTCCCCACCTACGACCTGCTGATAAAACCTTAAATCGTGCATTTGACTCAGCAACTTTCTTCTGACCCTCATGTAATTGCGGTAATTTAACTACAAATTTTTTATTTATACCAACATTTTTTAAATTGGTGTCCATTATTCTTTTTTTAGGTCGGCATTTTCGGAAATTTCGGGCAATTCTTCATCTAGATCATCTAGTAATACTTCATCAAACCACATTTTGTACTATATATCCTAACTTAGCTTGTTTAATTGATTCAACAGCCTTTTCGCCACAACCAATCAATAAACTACCAGTGCTACCTTGTTTTGCTTGTATATATTGATCTTCAGCATAAGGTTTATAAAACGCCAATCTTCTCTTTATAAAACATAAAATATCTGCTTGTATTGCGTAATCATGAAACCATTGTGTTTCTGTTCTTGAAAACACTAAAGCGATACCATTACCATATTCAATAAATTTTTCTAGCCATTTACCAGTATCTTTACCATAAGGCGGGTTACACCATACGAAACCAAACCAATCTTTTTTTAATCCATCATTTTCTTCATGAAACCAATATTCAGCAGGTAACCATGGTATTTTTTCTTTAGGCGAGGCAACATCTAGATCAAAATCTGTTTTTAATGCTATAAATATTTCTGGCGGAGTATACCATTCGTTGCTTTGTACAACACCACCTGCATTTTCATACCATGTTCCTGTTTGTTTTTGGCTCATTATTCTTCTTCTTCCTTATATAAATCTTCTAACCATGAGACATGTACCCTTTGACCGTCAACAATTACAAATAATTCTTCTTTATTCTTCCTCTTGTACTGTTCTGACATCTTCTGCCTCAACTATAATTTCGTTTTCACGATCTAACCTTTTACCGTCTGACCAATTCAATTCTATCTCAACTGGTGCATTTGGGTCGCCTTGTAACTGTAATTTTTCTTTGCGACCAAATTTATCTGGGTATTTTCTTTCTAATAACCATGCATCAGCCTGCCATTGACCATCTTTACCTGCTTGCTCTATTCTTGCAACACGCCTTATTATTGCATCTGCCTCTGCTTTATTAACCTCTAACCAAAAAGACGCATAAGGCTCTATTTCATTTTCAGCTTTTTCTCGCCATAATCTAAATGTTCTTGAGGCAATACCTGCGTAGGCACATGCATGTTCTGTATACATACCTAATCTAATAGCTTCTAATAATCTCTCTTTTAATTCTTGATCTACGAGTTTAGGTTTATTATTCATGCGTTTTAATTATAATAGCAAAAACCCCTCGTATGAGGGGTCATGCTAGAGTAAATGGTTTTTTCTTTAAATAATTTTATTTAATATCTGATCGAAAAATGGTCCACCAGAAACACCAATTAATTCTTTATCTGCAAAATCTGTCCAATGTCCAGTTTTGGTATTTTCTGTACCATTTTGAAAACCATTATCATAATCTCTTTTTTGCACAAATAAAAATGTTTTACCGTGTAATCTATCAAAAGTGTAATGATATTCTGTATCGCCATGTAATTTATATGATCCTAAACCATTTGTTTTAATATCTTCATTTAATGGATCAATAATTCTTTCTATTTTATCCATATCGTACAAACTATCTATGTTTGGACCTAATTCATTAACAAATTCAATAAAATTTGATCTTGTAAAAGATTCTTTTTTATTTTCATGATGTGTAACAAAATTCATTAAAACCTCGCCTAAACCACCTCTTATGTAGCCGTCGTGATGTTTGTAAAATGAAACCCATACATCATCTTTCATTTTTGCAGTTATTGTTGCTCTTGTTGACATATTGTCCTTTCTCTATTTATAAGAGTATATTAGGCCATTTTTAGAATCTTTGTCAATCTTAGATTAAAAAATAATTACCCCTTACATAGCGGATTGTAAGGGGTCGTACGCATATCACTATAAGGGGTTGTAAGTGTGATACTTATTCTAATCTTACTTTAAACCTGCGTTTTTTAATAGATTTTGCACATATTCGTGCCGTTCATCTGGTGTTTTATTTAACCAATCTTCTATTTCATCTGTATTTTTATTGATTCTATTACTAGCTAAATCTTCTAATACTGGGTTAGAAAATTTTAATTCTTCAGATACAGTATTGTTATTTAATTTATACATATACAAATCTGATCTATGATCGCATTTTTCTAAGTTACAAGATTCACCAATATATCTTTTTACATTATGTTTGGTTTCATGGTCTTGGTTTAATTCACTTATTCTATTTCTTGCAGACAGCCCTGTTTCTGCAATCAAATCAAGAATACAATGCCACCGACCATCTGATAAAATCTCTTGTATTCTTTCAGCGTAACTCATCTTTCACTACCCCGTTTAGGAAACCACCCCTGTGTAAGTGCCGTTTGTAAAACATCTTTAGGTATTGCAATTGAGTGTTCTTCTTCATTTTCTTTGTAAACAATAAAAACCATATACATACCTTTATTATCTTCTTTAGGTAAAAAACCAAATGAACCATGACAAGTTTCTTCTACTGGTCTACCGTTCTTGTGAATTACCTGTCGCCAAACAAGACTATTTGTATTTGCTTCCCAAATGCCTTTCAATTCTTCGCTCATTGAAAAACATCTTTCTCGGCCTTATCTAACATTTTTTTTACATCATTACCAGTGAGGTAAATAATATTAGAATCTTCTAATTCTTTTTTAATATCTGTTCTTTCTAATCTTCTTTGCATTGTCCAAATAAGATGTGCAAACATAAGAGTCATAAATAAAACACCAATTAATTCGTATCTCACTCTTCTTCACCCCCTTTATCATCTTTCAACATACCATTCATTAATTCTTTTATACTGGTCATTGAATCTAACTGTGGGTCATGTAGATCAACTTCTACCTCTTTACCATTTACATAAAATATTACAGATGGCATTAGAATGCACCGTCCTGTGCCATATCTTCCATGACATCTGCTTTATCAATTTCTTTTATATGAGTTTCTAGTCTTTCTTTCATATCTCTAAGTACTTGCATTCTGCCCCAAATTTCCATGTGTTGAGCCTCTGACATGGTTTTTATTATTGCCTTTTTTAAATCTTCTTGTTCTTTAATTTCATGGTTTACACGCTCTAAAACATGTTCAACAGCTTCTTGCGCACTGGGATAACCAAAATATTTTGAACCGGGTCCACTCTTCTTAATAAATATTCTTTTAGACATAATTTACCTTTCTTCTATATTGTTAATTATAATTTCAGATTAAGACATTTTTCTGCCGTATGCAGGGTTTTCAATGACACAGAATCTACAAATATCTTCATATTCATTTGTGTTTGCATTGAATAATACATGGGCAGTTCTTCTATGTAATGGTCTGTTACAGTTCTCACACATTGAAAACCTCATTGATTTGCATTTTTAATTCATCATCACAAATTAAAATGACATTTAGACAAACCTTACACTCAATTACATCTTCTGACATAATCAATTCTGTTGTTGCAACATAATCTTTGTCGCAATGTTCACATTTTAGTTCTACCATTTTTTACCTTTCTCTATATATATAAGAATATTAGGCCAATTTTGAAATGTTTGTCAATCTTAGATTAAAATATTTTATAAATAAATTTTGAAACCATTATCTAATGATGTTAAAAATGTTATGAGATCATCGGCTTCTGGAAGAATCATATAAGCTAAATCTTGATATTTTGTTATTACAGACACTTCAAATTCATTACTGTTACCTAAAACAATAAAATATAAATCATTATCGTGCTTGAATGCAATGCCGCCTTGTGTATCTTCTACCTCTGGTATAATCTCAACATCAAACTTAAGTAACTGAGGTACCTTTGATAAATAAAATGCAATAGACAATGCACCCCAATTTATTGTATCTTCAAAACTTTCCATGAACATAGTTTACTACACTATTTCGACTTTTCTTCTTTGCAAAACCTACAATGTAAAATTACGTCAAGATCAACCCATGCGTGGCCCTCTTCTTCACAATTTCTTTTTACAGGTGGTTTATCTTTCTCGGTCATCTCACCTAATAAAGTCCAATTTTTGGTCAATGCAAATGGTGTAAGTGTCATTGTTGGCCATTTCTTTTTATAAATATAAATTCTATCTTGTACCTCTTGAGGTGTTGCACCGATCTCTGCTAAATCTTTTACAACCTTATTAAAACTAGATATCTCATTTTTTGTTTTAGGTTCATACAAATTGCTAGATAATGCCATAAATAACTCACCTTTACTACTTCCAATCTTGTAATTATGACTATGGTTAAATGACTTTGGTTTGTGGGTCATATTAGACCTACCCCCTGTATCAGTTTTGGACTGGGGGGGTGGTTCATTTTTAAAAGCAGGGTTCAATTTTAAAATATAAAGATTAGATGTTTGTCCTTTATCTTCTTCGTATCTTTCTTTTACTTCGATTGCACCATGATCTTTTAATTCTTTAATACCTCTTTTTACAGATGAACTAGATTTATTACATTTCTTGCCAATTGTGGCAATAGATGGCCAACAACTGCCATCATCTTTATCTGCGAATCTGTATAACGCTGAATAAACTCTTAGTGCGTTATCAGATATTTCAGACTCTATTAACCACTCTGGTACAATAGAAAAATAAAATTCTGCAACAACACGATTTGACATGTTGTTATCTTATTCTTCTTCAGTGACTTTATCTTCTTCTTTGGTTAAATAATTAGATAACCAAGCGTCAGTATCATATAATTCAAGACCAACACCTAGCCTCATCGCAGATCTTTTATAACCGTCTGATATGCATTCTTTTATTCTCTGACCATTATTAGAAACCTTATTTGGGTTTTCATGAAAAAATGGTTTATCGCACATGCCGTATTCTTCGACTTGTTTTTGTTCACCGTCTACCGTTCCCCATAGAATAACCTTTATACCTGTTACAAATGTTCTTTTTACATCATTAGAATCTGTAATCTCGTCATAAATTACATCGCCTAATTTCATATTTAGATCTGGTATTAGTGCAATTAATTTTTGCACAACCTGTGTATGTTCTACATAATCAATCTTTCCAAAACCTTTGTCCATTTGTTTTATCAAATTGGTATTCCATGGTTTTGATAGTTGAATTTGTGTTTCTCTATTCATTATTTCCTCCTGTTATCTTTTATGCCAATTGTATTAATAAAATCGGTCATTTCGTTTGCGTCCCATAATGGACCACACTTTAAAACTTTTGTTGGTTCTGGTAATTTACCATGATGTTTTAAACTAGCTACCTTTTGCCTAGTTACACCAAGCAAATCTGCAATCTCTGCAACGCCTATTGGGTCAAATTCTATTTCTTTATACATCTCAAACATATATTCCTTTCAGTTCGGTGGGGGTTACCATGATAGGTGCATTTCTATTGTTATAGAGAAAGGCAAACCCCCGCCAAACATAAAATATATATTAACCTTAGATTAAGACAAATAAAAACTATTTATATTTTTTTACATCTCTTTTTAAAGATTCAGATTTAATATCATCAAGCTCTACAATCTTCATTTTAATTTTTTGTTTATTAATTTTTTTCCAATTAATATCTGATCGGCGTTTTAAAGGTGTATCAAAATGACGCCAATTAAATTTTATTCTGTGTTGAGGTCTGCCGTATACTCTTTTGACTTCTACCACATAAGGCCATTGTTCTTGTAAATCTTTGGCCATTCTTAACCTACCGTCGCCAACATATAATTCTGTTGCGTTACCACCTTTCATGCTCATGGTGGCATTCTTCTCAATCATAAAAGCATTTATTAAAACTGTACACCAATCTTTGCTTAGTGCTTGTAAACATAGATCGGTGTCTTCGTTATATCTACCTCGCCACCTAAAATCTAAATCATTACGAATCAACAAATTAGAATAGACTCTACAATTTTGATAAAAAGGCTTTCTTGTTCCGGGTGGCACAAAAAAGTGGTAATTCATACCTGACAATGCAATATTTTCATATCTATCAGTAAATGTTTCTACTGCATTAAAACCAATATTGGCATTACATTTAATACGCCTACCGTTCCAAGAATATCTAACTGAATGTATATTATCATCAACGCACCAATGTTTTTCATGACCTTTTTCTATTGAATCTTCCCAAACAAAATTTCTTACTGGTATTGAGCCTTGACCTAGATTGGCAAATGGTGTAACCATTAATAATTTTTCATCATAGAATTTTGCATAATCATCATATTCTTGTGGCTCAATAACAATTTTAAAATCGACATTATCTTTTAACATAAAATTTGCCGTGTAACAGACATCTGATCTACCTTTGCTTATTACATAAATTGGGTATTTTGGTTTATCCATTTTCAAATCTAATGGATTTTGGATCTTCATTTTTTCTTTCTGGGTACCAAATCTTCCATGTATTTTTCATTTTATAATTTATATGCGGGTTACCTAATAAGTCCATAAAATTTTCTCTATCTTCTTCTGTTTCAAAATGTACCATTATTTTTAAATCATCTGGTTGGTTATTGTAATCAACCATACCAACCCACTCATTTGCCTCATCAAATGTTTCTATTTCAGAAGATGACCTTGTTGTATACACCAATGCACTTAACTGATCTTCATCAAAACCTGTACCAGTTAAATCAAAATCAGTATCTAGTATTTCTTTTAAAATTTCTGATAACTGTCTATCATCAACTTTTGCTAAATTTGTAATCTCATTATCAGATGTTAAGACTTTTAATGCTTGTGTAGAGTCTGAATCAATATCTAATCGTATACACGGTATTTCTTTTTCACCCATCTTGATACACGCCATAACCACACCATGACCTGCCAAGATTGTATTATCTTTGGCTATAACTACATTTCTATAAAACCCATGTTCTTTTATAGATTTAATAATGTGATTTAATTGCTGTTCGGGGTGTTCTTTATAGTTTTGCGGGTGCGCTTTTAAATTATCTATTGGTACGGTTTCTATATTCATTTG